GTGTGCGACTCCATAGAACAAAAGGTCATATAACCGGTAATGCCAAGAACTAAAAGCACTAAAGGAAAGCTGGTCGGCAAGCAAGACATTGCGGACATCTACGGAACCACGATCACTACGGTGACCGAATGGATCAGGCGCGGGTGTCCGGTCGTTCAGACTGGCGGCAAGGGGATCGAATGGAAGATCAACACGGCGGAAGTTTCGAAGTGGCTGCGTCAGCGCGACGTTGAGAATGCGACCGGCGCAAACCTGAGCGACGAACAAGAACTGAAGCGACGCAAGCTGGCGGCTGAAACGCAAAAAGCTGAACTTGAAATGCTGCGCGTCAAAGGTGACGTGGTGCCACTGAAACAGGTGGAGCGATCACTGGCGAATACGTTTGCAGAAGTCAAAACCAATCTGAGAAACGTGCCGCGTCGCATTGCGACGTCATTGATTGGAGAGCAGTCTGAGGCGCGCATCAAAGAGGTGATGATTGAAGAGATCGACCAGGCGCTTGAAGTGTTGTCAGGATTCACGCTCGATGACGACAATGAGATGATCGACGATGAATGATGAAGCACTGATCGCCGACTTCGGAAATCAGCACGGCCTGAACGACGTCATCACAAAGGCGTTGCAGCATCTTCGCCCGCCGCCGGATTTGAAGCCGTCAGAGTGGGCCGAGCGAAACGTATACATTCCGGTCGGTAATGCGATCCCCGGACTGATCCGATTCGACAATGCGCCATATCAGCGCGAGCCGTTGGATATGACGGAGAACCCAGAGTGCCAGCGCATCACTCTGATGTGGTCAGCACAGGTCGGTAAGACGATGCTCGCGCTGTGCGCTCAGGCATACAAGATTGCGCAGAATCCACAGAGTCAGATCATGATGCAGCCAAGCCAGGGCGATTTATCCACTTGGTTGGAGACAAAGTTCAATCCGCTAGTCGAAGCAAACGAAACGCTGCAAGAACTGATCGCCAAGCCGCGCGGACGTGAAGGCGTAAACAATCAGCGCATGAAGTCATACCCCGGCGGATTCATCATGTTCAGCTGGTCGGGGTCGCCAAAGACGATGCGCGGTCGCTCGGCACCATTGATCGTGGCGGATGAAGTCGACGGATACGACAAGACGCAGGAGGGTCACCCAGTGTCTTTGCTCTGGCAACGCGCGGCGACCTTTGGCGATCAGCGCAAGCTGCTCGAAATTTCGACGCCCACGATCAAGCACGCGTCGTTCATCGAGGACGCGTTTGATGCCGGCGACCAACGACGCTTTCACGTTGAGTGCTTGCACTGCAAGCACAAGCAGCCACTTTGGTGGCGAAACGTGACGTGGACAAACGACGACCCCAGCACGGCGGTCTATGCATGCGAAGAGTGCGGCACGGCGTGGACGGACGCCGAGCGTTACGCTGCGATCCGCCAAGGTGAATGGCTTGCTGAACGCGAGTTCAAGGGGCATGCCAGCTATCATCTAAACGAGCTTTATTCTTGTTTCCGCAAGCTCTCAGACGTCGTACAATCCTTTCTGGAAAAGAAACGCAATCACGACCTGCAAACTTTTGTGAACGTATCACTGGCCGAAACTTGGGAAGAGGATGGCGACGGTGTTGATGACCACATGCTGGCGGATCGTTGCGAGGATTGGGGCGAACACGTCCCCGACCAGGTGATCGCGCTCTTTGCCGGCGTGGACGTTCAGGATGATCGTCTGGAAGTTGAGATACTTGGAATCGGTAAAGATGAAGAAACTTGGTCAGTTGATTATCACGTCTTATATGGAGACCCATCTTCAAACGTCTTGTGGGATGACCTTGATGGCGTATTGCTTGGCGGATACACCAAATCCGATGGGAGCGAGATGCATCTCAGAGCAACTTGTATTGACTCAGGGGGACATCACACCCAGCGGGTTTATCAGTACTGCAAGATGCGGGAAGCCCATCGCATTTATGCGATAAAAGGTATCGCCGGATCGGGCCGACCACTGGTGGGCAAACCGACCAAATCAAACATCGGCAAGGTCAAACTGTTTCCGGTTGGCGTTGATACGGCCAAGCAGCTAGTGATGTCACGACTCAAGATCGACGAACCCGGCCCCGGCTATTGCCACTTTCCACAACGATCCGATGAATACTTCAAACAGCTGACGGCGGAAAAGCTGGTCACACGTTATCAGCGCGGTCATGCGCAGCGAGTATGGGTCAATACCAGAAAACGGAACGAAGCGCTAGATTGCAGGGTGTATGCTTGGGCCGCATACGGTATACTCGCGGTGAATATCAATCGGCTTTCGCCGAAGACGCGATCGGAAAAGCAGAAACCGGAGCGCAGTCAAAGGGTTAGACCGAACAGGCAAAATTTTGTCAAAGGTTGGTAATGGAAAATTTATTTGATTCCGCAAATGCGCCGACGAATGAACCAGCTGAAATTCAGTCTGGCGACTTTACGCAATGGAAGCGCACTGATCTTGGCGAAGTATATGCCAACGATTCATTCACCCTGAAATACTCAGCGCGTCTCGAAGCATCATCTGCAGTTGAGATCGAAGTCACGGCCACTGCAAGCGGCGATGATTATCTTGTGCAACTCGATAGCGCGACGACCGGAAGTTATGTCAGCGGTGTTTATTTATGGCAAGCGTACATTGTTCGCGACTCAGACAGTGAGCGCGTCAAAGTTGATGAGGGATACTGGGAAGTCATAGCGGATCGGGACACTGACACAGCCGATCCACGTTCTTTTGAGCAAAAGGCGCTGGATAACATCAAGGCACTTTTCGAGGGGCGTCTGACAAAAGACGTCTCAAGTTTTTCAATCGCCGGGCGTCAGATTACAAAAATGGACACAGAAGAACTGACAAGGCTTCTGGAATATTTCGAGGCTCGCGTGGCGCTGGAGCGATCCAAACTGAACGCCAAGATGGGCAAGAAAAATCCGTTCACGATTAAAGCGAGATTTTGAATATGGGTTTGCTGGACATTTTTCGGAAGCGCGATGATGCAAAGCGCACGACCCCGAAGACTCAAAAAATACAGCATCGCATCTACAAGGCGGCGGAAACAGGCCGCCTTTTTGGTGATTGGAAATCAAATGACAACTCGGCAGATGCGGAGATCCGGCATCAGCTGAAACTGATTCGTGAGCGTTGCCGTGACTTGGCGCGAAACAATGAATATGCACGCCGATACATAAAGCTGCTCGAACGCAACGTCGTTGGCGAGCGCGGAATTTCATTGCAGATGAAAGCACGAGAGCCAAATGGCGTTCTTGATATTGTGGCGAATGATCAGATTGAGCGCGCTTGGCGTCAGTTTACAAAGCTGGGTGCGCCGACGATCGATGGGCGTATGGATTTTGTGGACGCTCAGAACTTCGTGATTTCATCTGTGGCGCGTGACGGAGAAGCGATCGTTGTGCTGCATGAAAGCAATGAGCCGGGAATGCCATCAATTCAGATTCAGTTCATCGAGCCAGATCAGGTTGATGAGACGTACAACGGCACATTGCAAAACGGCAATGAAGTTCGGATGGGCGTTGAATTGAACGACGCACGCCGCCCGGTCGCATACCACGTGTTCGAGAATCACCCAGGCGATGACATCTTCAATATGAAGAAATCGAACATCAAGCGCATGCGCATTCCGGCGGAAAAGGTCATTCACATTTATGATCAAGAGCGCGCCGGTCAGACGCGAGGCGTTCCGTGGTTGCAGTCAGTTGCAGCGCCGCTGAAGATGTTGAACGGATGGCGTGAAGCTAGCCTTGTCAATCAGCGCGCCAGCGCGTCGAAGATGGGATTCTTTACGACACCCGCGGGTGAGAACTTTCCGGCGGATGACTATGACAATGATGTGCCGCTGGTCGATTTCGAGCCAGGCACACTGCATCAGCTGCCGGAAGGCGTTTCGTTTGAGGCCTTCGATCCGCACAATCCAACGACCAACTTTGCAGACTTCGAACGCCAAATCTTGAAGGGCATTGCATCGTCGTTGAACGTATCGTATATCGATCTGGCGAACGATTTGGAGTCGGTCAGTTATTCATCAATTCGCCAGGGCGCTCTGGCAGATCGGGATAATTATAAAGCGCTCCAAGGCTTCATGATCCGGCACTTCATCATGCCGGTTTTTGAGGCTTGGCTGCGCGCTACAATCTCAGACGAAAAGGTTAATCTGCCGATTGAGAAGTTCGACAAGTGGATTGACGGCGCAGAGTTCCGTGGCCGCGGCTGGCAGTGGGTCGATCCGAAGAAAGAAATGGAAGCGTCCATCCTTGGACTGAAAAGCGGCGTCTTAACAATGCAGGATATTGCCAATCAATATGGTCGCGACGTCGAAGAAACAATGGCGCAGATTGCGCGCGATAAACAACTCGCGGAACAGTTTGGCATAACTTTTGCATTAGAGCCGTTTGCAGCTGCACAGATGCCGATTGAGCCAGATGTAACCGGAGGCGATGATGGCGACTGATTTTCCAACTGAAGGCGACGACCTGAAGGTATCGCTTCGCAACAGCCAGTATCCGCAGTTCGACCGCGACTTTGCCGAGAACATCAAAGAGTTCAACCCAGAAATCTGGGAGCTTGGCGGCAATATCCGCGGCAATGAAGCGTTCAATCTTTGGGGTCGCGCACGCCGCGGCTCTGAATCCACGGCGGTATTGGATTGGATACGCGAGCGCGAAGCGTGGGCAGCGCGTCACTTTGAAGATGGTGCGCAGTTCGAGGATGGCGATCTGGAACCAAACCGGTCGAATGTTGGCGGTGTTGTGGCGCAGATGAAGTGGGGCGTGATTGGTACGCTCGGCGAGCAGCGCATGAAGGATGTGATTTTGGAACTGATCAAAAAACTTGAAGGCAAAAAAGAGGAGCGCGCGATTTCCGATTTAAGCGAGAACGCACGCACTGCATTAGAGAACAAGGTTGAAGAGCACAACGAAGAGCACGGCGACGACCCAACCAAGCGCGCAACGCTTGGCATGTTGGCGGAATCATATCTTCGGGGGATTGGCGCATATAACACGAACCCCGGCTCGGTTCGCCCTGGCGTTCAATCGGCTGAACAGTGGGCTATGGCCCGCGTCAATTCTCTTTTGTTTTGTCTTCGCAACGGTCGCTTCCAAGGCGGCAAGCATGACACCGACTTGCTGCCGGAAGGACACCCAGAAGCATCAGACGATGATCGCGGGTACAAAGACAAAGAGGAGCGCCCATATCCAAACGAGCATGCGGCGCGGATACAAGACCCGGCGAAGTACGATGAGTTCCGCAGGGAAAACAACGCCGGCGGTGAAGGTATTGACTTCATCTTTGGCGTTTACACGGAGAACGATGAGCGCATCTCAGAATTGCAGAGTGTGCGCTTTGACTCCGAACTGTTTACAATGGGGCAAGCATTAGATTGGTTAGCGGAGAACGAAATGGACCCGATCAAGTTCGAGGAAGCAACCGGCGAGCGTATGGACAAGCGGCACATCATTGAGATTACCGAAGATGAAGATTCGATCATCATCAAATACGGAAAGTCTGAGATGTACGAAGGCATGAACGTCATGCCAGAGGAAGTTCAGGATGACGCCGAAGAGGTCTCAGAAGAGCGTTTGCTGCCTTCTGACCTATCGCATCGCGCAGCCGATATGGGTGCGGATGTCATTGATGAAGAGAACCGTCGGGTTCGTATCGTTGTCTCAACTGAGACGCCGGTTGAGCGCGGGTTCGGTATGGAAGTTTTGGACCACAGTGAAAGATCAATCCAAATGGATTTCTTTAACTCTGGTCGTGCGCCGTTGCTATTGGATCATGATATGAGCCAGCAGATCGGCAAAATTGAATCGGTGGAAATTGATCAGCGCGGCAGTCGGATGCTGGCGGTGGTTCGCTTCGGGAGAGGTGCACTGGCTGATGAAGTATTCCGCGATGTGGTTGACGGTATCCGGTCGAATATTTCGGTTGGTTATCGAGTCAATCAGATGAAGAAAGATGAGCGTGGCGAGGATGGGAATCTGTACCGCGTGACATCTTGGCAACCGTTGGAAGCAAGCGTGGTTAGCGTGCCTGCAGACGTTAATGCACACGTTGGTCGTTCAACGGATTCACAAACTGCAAAAGAGGATTCAGCAATGTCTGATGAAATCCGTTCGGAGCAGGTTGAAGAGGAAGTGATTGAGCAAGCAATCGAATCTGAAGAGGTGGCATCTGAAGTCGAAGAGACAGAGGCCGTTGATTCAGAAGAGGTTGTTGACGAAATTGCGGAAGCCGAGACTGCTCGCGCAAAAGAAGATGAGCGCATTCGTGCACTAGGCAAGGCGTATCGCGCAGAGGCTAAGGCCGAAGACGCAATCGCTGAAGGCAAGTCAGCAGATGAGTTCAAATCTTCAGTACGTTCTACATTCAAATATGAGCCAATTAAGGAGACAGAGATGTCTAACGAAATCGGAATGACTGCGAAGGAAGTTCGCAATTTCTCACTGGTGCGCGCATTGAACGCACTGGCCAA